ATAGTAAGTATTATATGCTAGAATATCAATCAGATAAGCAGCACTAGATCCCTCAAAGTCGTAATCACTAAACTCGTTACGAGTCCTGAGGTATGATTTGATTGACTCTCTGATTTCGTTAAAATCAAGAGCAGTTAATTGTGAGGGTACGGCTGGCATGTTATGCTCTCTCTAAGAGGAAGTCTACGGTTTGGGCTATAGTTTGCCCCGTAATTCGATAATCTATTTCAACTGAAATTGCGTTAATATCCTCACGCCCTTCAATTCGTACATCTGTCAACTCTACACGCGGTTCTAGGCGGTCGATGACGTTATAGATTTCGGTCTTCATCTCTTCAACCAAAAACACATCAAAGGGTTCAAATAGTAACCCCTTGATGCGTGACCCTATGGCTGGTTGAAATGGACGCTCACCGAAGGTGGTGAGCATCAGATTTCTAATCGATTGTTTGATTGCGTTATCGTTCCTCACAATACCAAAGTCCTTAGTATTTGGATTAGCGTTAAATGAGATCGCTAGATCTTTGAACGCTCTACTAAGAGTTTTTTCTGATCGGAACCTATAAGCAGGCATTAGGATTCTTTAGGTTTAGTTGATCTCTCACGACGCTTTTGCGCCATATTTAGATATTTATCAGCTTTAGGATCAGTTATTAAAACCATACCTGATTGAACAAAATCTTTGCTTTGATCGGGAATGGGATTGTTAGCCATGATTCTCCTGATGATCGAAGGTTGGGGGGTGAAAAGCACAATACTCATTGAAAGTGATTTTCATTTCTTTATTTGTCAGATTGCAGTGATCTGCTGCCTTGGGTAGATTCCATTTAGCAGACCACAGCATTTCCATTGCTTCTCGGGTTTCTGGTCTCATTTGCCCTGCCCACGGTAACGCTTCTTCTTGGCGTTACGTGAAGATGCAGCATACTTGGTGTGCTGCCCTGCTCCCTGTCGTGTCTTTTTGGGCCTGCTTTCAACGAAAGAGGAGCCAGAGAGGGATTTGGATCGAGTTGCCATTTATAAAGGGGTTAACGACATATTTAGTATAGCACAGTTATGACGCTAGAACAGTCGCAGATCCCCAAGCAACAACAGATGAACATGGATATGACCATCCAGGGAATCCGACGCCCAAAGGATCCAGGATTCTACCGATGGGGAGTTTCAGGGCAAACACAGTTAACGTTGTGGTGAAGAGAACTCTAGGGTGCCCAACTCCACCAGCATCCTCAATGGTTAGCGTAGAACATGGTATAGGTGTTGGTATGGGACATACTGACTTACCGCAAGGACACCAATAGATGATAATATTTGTACACACACTAATGTGCGGTGTAAATACATCACCCAAAAGCATGATGGGTAGAAAATGCACAAGCACTGTCGCCCTAAGTGGATTGAGTGCGCTCAGAGGGATTAGTGGAGTGGGTGGCCACCAGCATGTAAACTCTTTAACCTTAATTGTGTAAGGAATTGGCGGACTGCCACAAGTTTGGTGACTGTGAATGGTAGGTGGCAAGCAAAGACCATGCCCACTACACGGTAGACCGTTGTGGAAAGCAACAGGTTTTAGAAATCCATATGCCATTAGAATCCACCTCCAATAACATCAGCAATATTTTGTGACCCACCATACTCAACATCACACTCTGAGAAGTATGGGTTGCCCAGATATTGAACTGCCTTTGCGTATGTTTGTGTTGTACCAGTCAAGTAATTCCGCACTCGTACCTCTCCATCATATGGACCCATGATCATTTTATTGTCACTGGTGATTCTTCCAGGTTGAATTGCGATTGCTACATCCATAACATCATGAACTGCCGCACAAATACTCATAAGTGGTGCCACATTATTGTAGGTATCTCCTGAAATGCCATCACCATCGGCATCATATCCGCAATATACGTCTAAAGGACCATCGTTGGCAGCAACACCGCGCACATATGTATCCCAACACTCGTTAGGAGGTTGTCCACCCGACCATGGTGCCGCAGCAATACCCGTATAATTATAGCTTGCCGATGTTCCAGAACTTCCAGGGTTATAACCAGGTTGCCCTGGGGTACCAGAAGGCGGAACGACCGTAGATTGCAAGATCCATGAGACTGAAAGTCCTGGACTATAGGTCAAATTGTCATGCAACCAGAGTTGTAACTGCTGAAACTCAGAATATCCTGATTGATTGTAGTCAAATGTGTTTTCATCCAGTCCAATTGGGACAAAGACGACGCCACTGTTATTTGGATCTTCATAACAGCGTCCTTTTACCGATCCTCGGGAACAATTCCAAGTTTTTGTGTCATTATTGTTGCTTGTAATCTTCCTTGTGGGAGTTAAGGTAGCAGTAGGCATAACTTCGCGAAGGAAGGTCATGAAATCTTGCCCCAGAGACCCCGTTGTACGCCCCTCTAAGGTCATTGAAACGTTGAACGTGGCATTCTCCTTCTCCGAGGCACAATATTTGTGAATTAACCACCCATAAGCAACAGTTTTGGGTTCATCAATGCCTGGTATCGTGGTCAACGGTTCCGAAGTTGTCCTATATGTGCAGGGAATGTCAAAAAATCGACTAACTTTGTAAGTATTTGGTTGAGGAATCTTGATACAACGGTTTCCTAAGTTAAAACCATACAATCCACCACGAGATGCGATCTCATTATCTGCTTTATTCGCAACTTCTTCGACACTAACGAACTCATTTGCAAAATATGCGTCCAAATCATCAGACACAGAGCGTAAATGGACGAATTGTTCCTGTCTAGGCAACGCCGCAGCGATTGCTTGAGGAAATTCATGGTCTAAACACGCTGCACTAAGGTCTTGACACAGAGTTGTTTGTGCTTTATCGTTGATATCAGTAATTTTGATGTATCCTTCGGGGATTTCTGTTGACAAACCAGCGTCGAGTTGACTAAATCCCTCGTCCATCAGCGCACCGATGTCAAAATCCGACTCATCATCATCACTTCCCATGTACTGAGAGACGTTTTGTAGCGCATTTGTGTTTCCTGCCGTCAATGGATTCATCTTAGAGGTGTCTTGACCCTCCAAAGCGCGGGTAACCTTCTCAGGAATGACCACAGCGATGTATGGTGGCTCGTCATTATTGTATCCAGAACCAGGATCGGTGATTTGAACACCCGTAATAGCGCCCTGTTTGTCAATTGATGTGACTTCTACGGTCGCTTGCTTCTGAATTTCTGCTTTACCACGGTTATATACAACCCTTTTCTTGGTTTTCTTGGAAGATTTGCTCAGAGTATTCCTACCTTTGTCCAAAGCATTGTGCATTTGGAGGTCTCTGTTGCGGAATTTCTCTGCTTCATACCCTTGACCGTCCAATTCACTGAGTGCATCCTCTTGTAAGTTCACCTGATTCATCATTTCTGACGCCATATCTCCTCCAGAGAAGGATTCCAGCACGCCAGGAGAGGATACACTGATCTGAACGTTCTCAATATTGTATCCAGTACCCGCATTAAGGATGTTAACGTCGGCAAGTTCGCCCTCTTCATTGATGACAGCTTCCATTACTGCCTCATCGAGCGTCCTTTGTGCTACCAATGCCTCGGGATTGATGTCTACACGCTCGTAAACGACCTTCTTGGGGAACTCATAGACACCCCAGAAGGCACATTTGTCCCTAATACCGTATCCAGCAAGCACAATTGCGGTTGCTCCGTCCGCTGCAGTGAGTGATTGTTGGTAACTGAACTTATTTCCTGCTCCAGTTTCGGCGTCTTTCTCGCCCAATTCGATAAAACCGCACTTTTGTTCATTACCAAAGTAACGAACTTCGGTTGCAATCCACCCATTTATTGTTTCACCACGCTTAAATGCACCAGAAGTGGATGTATAACGGAAGAAAATGCGTGTGCTGTCGGTTCCACACTCCCAGAATGACTCATTTACACCCACAGAGTTCAAATCATCGATCTCAATGATGCTTTTTGTCGTCTGCCATGAGTCTTGACGTATCTCATAGAAGTGAGAATGATAAGAATAGTTCGGAATACAATCACTATCGCCGTTATTTCTACTTGCATTAGGGCAACAACCCGCATCAGACAGTCTATACTGAATACCAAAGATAGGACCGTTCCA